ACCACAGTGGTTGACATATGATCAGCCAGAAGGCGAAGATGATCAACTCATGGTCTTACCCCACCATAATATAATCAAGCCATAAGTGAAGCCGCTCAATAAATTGAGCGGCTTCAAGTTTACACTAGTGCAAAGCGTTTGCTACAGCTAATTGAGGATGGCATCACCGAAAAGCGAAAGTCTCAACGGCCGTAGTTACGAAACAATGCATATACCGGGCGATGGTCTAATACGGTTTCTATCGCCCCTCAGCCCCGTCCTCCAGCCTTATCTGGCCGTGGTCCACGAGTTTCTAGTGCTTAGAGAAAGAGAACGCCGTAAGTGTTGACAAAATCAGTTACAAACAGCGTAGAACCGATAACAAGATTTTCAAGAGTCATAAACATCATTCAGTTTCCTTCTTTATAGTTATACTATATAGTAAGACGTTTTGGCTGTCAAGGAAAATTTTCTCTAGATGATAAATACTTTGAGCAGAGCGCATTATGAGGAGATAGACGAATGGCAGTTCTTGACAAGCTAAGTGTCCCAGTAAACGGCGAAAGCCAAGGTACACTGATGCCAAAACTACAATACCGCTTCCGCGTTAACTTCATCAACATGGGTGCAGGCGACACAAAAGTTGCAACAAACAACGTTGTCAGCGTCACACGTCCGAACCTTACACATGATGAAGTTCTAGTGGACACATACAACTCACGTATCTACCTAGCTGGTAAGCACTCCTGGGAGCCTGTAACCATCGAGCTACGTGACGACATTACATCAGCAACTTCAGCACTACTTGACCAACAAGTTGCGAAGCAGATCGATATGGCAAACCAGAGCTCACCACAGGCCGGTATTAGCTATAAATTCCAGTGTCAAATTGAAAACTTGAATGGTGCTAACCCAGATCCAGTCCCGCTAGACACATGGGTTTTGAGCGGTGCATATATTTCAAACCTAACATACAATGAGACCAACTACGGCAGTGGTGGTGAATACCAGACCATTTCAGTGCAGCTACGCTATGACAACGCACAACACTTTGTTGGTGCAATTGACAACCTTAGCGATCCAAACTTTAGCGTTGAGACTGTCACACAAGCGAACGCAACAGGTTCATAATGCTAATTAAAAACGGCCGAAGCATTCGGACTGCCTGCTTCGGCCGTTTTTTCGTAAGGAAATAAACAATGAATTTAGATAGACTAAAAGCTCTTTCAGGAATCAATGAAGATGGAATTGATGACGAAAAAATGGAAGACATTGCTGATTTACTAATACAAGCATTTGATGGCGATCACATGTATGCTGACATCAAGAAAACCAAAAAATATGTTGAAATAGACACAGGCGTAAGTCAGCATGAGCTTCATGTTTTTCCTGAGCATTTGAATAAATTATATCGTCATCCCAGTGTAGCGAGTGTAACAATCTATAGAGACAAAGCGAGAGCATATCTACAATAATGGCAATCACCAATTTCGCACAAGAGGTTTATAGCTCAGATAGTCCAGGCACATTGGATCTCATTCCTCGTCAGAGGTTTAATTTCACATTGCAGTTGACTACACATGATCGTGCGATTATCAATTACCACAAAGTTAGTGAAGTTACACAGCCGAGTTTTAGTGTTGATGGTCAGTTGATGAATCAATACAACAAAAAGCGTTTCGTGCAGACACGAATCAATTATGATCCGATCACAGTGAGTTTTTATGACACATTTGATGACCAGTGGTATAATATCATGCGTGACTATTTTGCTCATTACTATAACGGAACAGAAGGTTTGACAAGTAGGACTCAGCTTGAGGGAACAAGCACAGTGGAGATCAACTTTGAAACAGATTTAGGTTTTACCCCCAATGCCACACGCAACTTCTTTCCTGAGATCCGTATTATACAGAATGGTATCCGCGGCCGTCACCGTGGTTGGATACTCAAGCAACCATATATTACCTCGGTGACTGGCGATACAATGAACTACAGCGACAGCAATCCAGTTCAGTGGGCAGTAACATTCCAGCCTGAGAGTGTTCAGACATATGTTGAATCAAGTCAGTTTGATGATGGAATAGAACCTAGCCGTTCTCCACGACCATCCAGCACCGGATAAGCTAAATACGTTTATGTCGACGTATCAGCAAGGCAATTATCAGCCTAAAAACACAGAAAAATATGTTGGAAAGCACATTCCCAAATACCGATCGGGTTGGGAACTTCATTTTATGCGTATGTGCGACAATCATCCCAACATCCTGGCTTGGGCTAGTGAAAGCCACCGTATACCTTATATCAATCCAATAACTGGAAAAAAGAGCAATTATGTCCCAGACTTCTTTGTGATCTATGTAGACAAGGAAGGCAAAAAACATGCTGAATTGGTTGAAGTAAAACCCAGTAGTCATATGGTAGGCAACGCAAAAGGACAATATGATCAAGCCATGGCTGTTATCAATGAAGCCAAATGGAATTATGCCAGACAGTGGTGTAGGCAACAGGGTATTGGATTTCGCATCATTACAGAAAAAGAAATCTTCAACAAACCACAAAAGCCACGCAGTCAGCGCAAGCCCAAGATGCCAAAAAAGAGAGCTCGTAAATGAGATTAGAACAGATAGAACCTATTGCTGAAGTCAAGGTTATGAGCAGTTGGATTGCTGATCTAGACTACGCTGGCCCCAATGTCGTAATCATGACCCTCAACAGCGGGCGCCGTTATCGTGTTTTGGGAGTGGGCGAAGGTTTATTTCGTCAATGGGTCCGCGCCCCAAGCAAGGGTAAGTTTTGGCACAGCAACATCAGAGGAAACTATAGGGTGAGCAGAATATGACACGCAAATTAGAAGATACCTTCAATTTACCACCAATGGATTTACCAGAAGTCAAGGAAGATGACATGGAAGAAATTGAAGGTTACACAGAAGATGAAATGCATCAGATCATGGAGAGGGCAGACAAAATCGATGCTGCCTTGCCGCAAGTCAGCGGGCTAGACAACGTTGATACAGATTATGACGAGTATGCACGTAAGGCTATTGAAACATTTGATGACCTAGTTGATTTGGGTAAAAATGTCGAGGACCGACATGCCGCTGATATCTTCAACGCAGCCAGTAGCATGATGACCAATGCGCTCAACGCCAAAACTAACAAAGCGCAAAAGAAGCTTGAAATGGTCAAGCTACAAATACAAAAAGCCAAGTTGGAACACGAGAACGAAAAGCTTGATTATCTCAAGAAACGACACCTCAAAACACAAGATGATTCAGCAGAAGAAACAGAAGGACGTATTATTGCAACACGTAATGATATGTTAAGTGATATACTTGCAGGCATGAAAAGAGACGATGACCAATGAGATTATTTGAGCTATTCGACTACAAGGCAGATTTTTGGGATAAGACTGTTGATACATTCGATAACCAGTTTTATGAAACTTATATCGACAACGATCATATTGAACTAATGTATCAAAGCAGCGGCAGCAGTTCAGAAGATTGGACGGTGGCCTTTAAAAGAAACAAAAAAACAACACAAACACATGAGGGCAATGCCAACAAAATATTCTCAGCAGTAATTAATCATATGTTAGAGTGGGTTGAACAAAATCAGCCACACACTCTTACATTTAGTGGTGATAAAGGCGAGTCATCTCGAACAAATTTATACTCTAGAATGCTTGATCGTTACGCAGGAAAAATGGGATACCGCGTTGTAACTGAAGATTTGGGAACAGCGGTATATTTTATATTAGTGAAAAATAACCAAGACACATAAATACCATAATAGCAGGAGATTCCTATGACCAAGAACCTAGGGCAATATTTGGCAGAAAATGAAGCGGTCCACGAATTTCGTGTGAAGATTGCTAGAGAACCAACTGATGAGCAGCTCGACGCAATGGAGTTGCACCTAAGAAAGTATGACGGCTTTGATATCACAACGCCAAAGAAAACAATTATACAGCGTAATCCACGTGATTTCCGCAGTATTGATGCCGCAGAGGTTTACATGGTCGACTTCAAAACGCGTCAGCCAGCAAGCCCACTTCAGTTGCTTGCTGAACTAACACAAAAAATGGGCATCCATGAACGTTTTCTAATCGTTCGAAACAAGCTAGAGCCTCTACATATTGAAAACGAGGCAGATGAGATGCCAGAAGAGAATTATGAACCACGCCTAACTGACGAAGAATACAGTGAAGTTGAGCAACCCGACCCAGAGCAATTTTACGGAGAAAAGTTTAAAGATTCGTTCCTTAAAGAGATTGCCAAAGAGCGTGCAGATCATCTGAAGAAAGCAGAGGACTAAAATGGATAAAACAGAACTCGACAGACTACGCCAGCTCGCAGGTAATGAAACAGCAAAAAAATTGCCACAAGACGAGTCAGGACGCAACATGTATCAAATCCGTGACCTAATGGAAGACGCACAGGATTCTAAAGAACTCGAAGAAGAAGAAGCGAAACCAGATTTTGCTGATATCGACGGCGATGGTGACGAAAAAGAAACAGCAAAGAAAGCTGCTAAGGATAAAGAAAAGTCTAAAAAGTCAGCCAAGACCGAACAACAGCAAATGCGTGAATGGTCCAATAGTATCTATAAGCAGTATGATGATCGTGGCCATTATCAAGAGCCTCCTGAAGGTGAAACAGTTGATTTGAGCCTACGTCGTTATCTCAATGCAGACCCACAAAAAGTTCAGATTGAAGAAGATCATACTGAAGAGGGTATGCTCAAGGAATACAAGGCACATAAAAAGAAGGGCTAAACGAGCTCTTCTTTATGGGTCCTGTTTGAATCTGTAAGTAGTAACGGTGAATACTGTAAATACAGATCTTGTCAAACGCCCGTATCAAGAACAGGCGATGTCACAAAAAGAACTGAGAGAGCTCGCACTTTGCTCAGTTAATCCGTTACATTTCATTAGAAACTATTGTTATATTCAACATCCAACAAAAGGACGGATGTCTTTCCAGTTGTTTGACTATCAGGAAGGGTTGATCAACAGCTACAATGATTATCGTTATTCAATCAGCTTGCTTAGTCGCCAGACTGGTAAGTCCACTTGCGCGGCTGCATACTTGCTTTGGTATGCTATGTTTAAGCCGGATAGCACCATATTAGTTGCTGCTCACAAACGTGACGGTGCACAAGAAATCATGACACGTCTACGTTATATGTATGAAAGTTGCCCAGACTATATTAGGGCTGGCGTAACAGCATATAATAAAGGAAGCATTGAATTTGACAACGGTAGTAAAATTGTTGCGCAAGCTACCACAGAAAACACCGGACGTGGTCTTTCACTTTCACTAGTTTACTTGGACGAATTTGCCTTTGTGCCGCCACGTGTGGCCCAGGAATTTTGGACCAGTATCTCACCAACATTGAGTACTGGTGGTAAGTGTATTATTACCTCAACACCCAACCAAGATGACGACCAATTGGCTCAAATCTGGAAGCAAGCTAATCGTCGTGTTGATGAGTTTGGTAATGAAACAGAAACAGGCGTAAATGGTTTCCGTCCATATATTGTTAAGTGGGATCAACATCCAGATCGCGATCAAGAATGGGCAACGAACGAAAGATCCAAAATTGGCGATGAACGATTTCGCCGTGAGCATGAATGTGAATTCATTGCGTTCGATGAAACTCTTATCAATTCTATTTTCCTCTCCGAAATGGACCTCGGCATGGAGCCACTGCGTCGAAGCGGCCAGATCCGATGGTATGATGCAATTCGTGATGAGCAAACCTATCTAGTGGCACTAGATCCAAGCCTAGGAACGGGCGGCGACCCTTCTGCTATTCAAGTATTTGCTATACCTGGCATGCGTCAGATTGGCGAATGGCAACACAATAAGACTCCAGTCCAAGGTCAAATCAAAGTATTAAAAAGTATTTTGGAAGAGCTTGAAGATGCTGCACCGAATAGTGAAATCTACTACAGTGTAGAAAACAATACATTAGGTGAAGCCGCCCTAGTTTCTATCGAAGAAATGGGTGAAGAAAATCTGCCAGGGATTTTCCTTAGTGAGCCAAGGCGACGGGGTAACGTAAGAAGATATAGAAAAGGGTTTAACACAACCCACGGCACAAAACTTGCTTCTTGCGCAAAGCTCAAGCGTTGGGTTGAAGAAGAAACAATGAAGGTTCGCAGCAAGAACCTTACTCGCGAACTCAAAACTTTTGTAGCAAAGGGAAACAGCTATGCAGCAAAGGACGGGGATACAGACGATCTTGTCATGTCAACCCTCCTTGCTGTTCGCATGGCCATGCAAGTTGCCAAATATGATGAGGACGCATTCACTGATCTCAAGGATAGTTTTGATGATGCTGAACTAAGACGACCCATGCCCATCGGAATATTGTGATGAGATATCGACATCTATTTGAAAATAACGACATACAGATGAAAATCATGCCGGGAAATGATCTAGCTCTTTTCATTTCCCGTAACCAAGATGTCAATCAGGATACATTTGAAAGGCTACGCTATCTTCATGTAAATGAAATGGATAAAGAAATACACATTGCTCATTTTGATGGGCAACGAGTTGTATCAAGTCTAGCATTACAAATAAATCCATATGACAATGATGAACTATGGCTCAAGCACGTCATTGTTGATGAAGATTATCGTAATCGTGGACTCGCAAGTGAGCTATATCAAGCCGCTGCGGATTATGCTAGAGAAAAGAACAAAGCTATCAAACGTAGCAGTTCAACAAAAATGGGTCAGGAATATCTATCACACGTTGTTGATCGCGTCAAGAGAAGAAACCCTGATGTTAAAATAATAGATCAGGATAAATAACAGTATGGCAAGTTCAATTGAGCATATTTCAGAACAGATATTCAAAATCATTAAGGGTTTTGGTCACGATATTGTATTGTTCACAGAAAGCGGCAAAAAGGTTGTAGATCCATCTGAAGCCCGCCGCTTCTATGCTAAGGATATCCAGATGATGGTTAACTTTGTTGCTGATGAATCATCTAATGAAATTGTTGTTAATTTGTCCAAGGACACAGAACCCAAGGACATCGCAGCAATGCTCAAGGGACTACGTAACCTAGCCAATCGTTATATTATTGAATACACAGTTAAGACATTTGGCAAATCAATTGGACCCAAGGATTTCGCATACATGGCAAAAAACAAGGTAGAAGAAGCAGCAAAACCGCTGGGTGGAAAATTCAAAGTAGGACAACGTGTTCTTCCAAGCAAAAGTAGCAGCAATGTAATGACAATCACTGGTTTTGACCGCGTTGAATATATGGGTAAAATGAAAACATTTGCTGACGGGAAAGATGACAAAGGAAGAACAATGCGCCGCCCGTTAAACACATTGATTCCTGTAGATGAATCAGTAAATGAAGCACGAGAGATGACGCGAGCAGCAGTCATGAAAAAGATTCGCGATGGAGAATGGGAAGCAACGCAGGATGTCAAGCCAGGCAAGCACTGTGAGATTCGCAATACTACAAATGGAAAGAAGATGCAGATCATGGTTAAAGAACACACAGGCACTCAGCAATCATTTGATCTAAAGGGTGGTTCGGCTATTCATCCAAGCTGGCAGGTATATTTCAAAGGAAAAGCAAGTATTGGAAATCCCAAGACTTGGGCGGCAGAGCTCTATAAGGAACATAAAGGTGAGCCAATCACTCGTGCAACAATTAAAAAGAAGTGGAAGGAAAATGAAGAACTTAGTTTTTCAGATCGTCTTTTGTTCAAGCCAAATTATGATGCAATCCTATCCTACTATGAAATGATTCATGATGGACAACCAGATCCATCACGGGTCAAGGAGAATGTGAAAATGGAAGATATTAAACCAGGCCAGAATTGTGAAATCCGCGACGCAAAAAACAATAAGAGGGTTAAGGTTATGACTAAAGAATCAAGTTGGGGTGGTGCACAAGCCGAAGGCACTGTAAAGAAATTGAAGGATGGCGGCTGGTGGGCAAAAAACCAAGAAGGCACGATGAAAACATTCAAAGACCATGTTCACGCCAAAAGGTTTGCTAAGACAGGTGATCCTGAAAATGCACCAGACCGTGTTGATGAGACAGATCAATTAAATGAATTGACACCACGACAGAAAGCTATGAAGCAAGGTGCAATTACGGATCCTGTATGGAGAAATAATCCTCATGCCGGTTCATATCCAGCTACTGCTGGTCGTATCCGCAGGGGCGATCCGAAAGATCAAGATGAGAGATCACAAAAACGTGCTGCTCAGGTATTGAAAACAAAAGGTTCAACAGCACCATATAATCATGGAGTTGACGCCGGCGATAAGCTAAGGCAAAAACGATACAAGGCTGATCAGAAAACATACATGAATTTTGATAAACGAATAAGAGATGTAAAAGGACCCGGATCAGATGCAGATCGTGCAGAAAACAGAGGGTTTACACGAAGATTTAAGAAAAAACGAGATCTTGATGGGGTTGATCCTACAGCCAGACCAGTTGGCAAGTTGCCTGAATCAGTTAGTGAGGGCTTCAGCGGCTGGCACGGATCAGCACGTAAAAGCGTTAACGAACTAGGAGACGCTCGTCTCATTGTTCGTCATAAGCGCAATGTAGATGAAGAAAAGCGTGGCGCAAGAACACGGCAGATCGAAAGCATCTTCATTGAAAATAGTGAAGGCGAACGTTTCAAGTTTCCAAGCAACAATATCACCGCTGCAAAAGCCATGGCCCGCCATGTTAAGGAAGGCGGTACGCCGTTTGATGACTTTGGACAGCACATTTACGAAACAATGGAAGAGCTCAATCAGCTCAAGAAGTTCAATCGTAAAAATCGTCGAAATGACTTTTTTGAAGACCAACAGATAGGCGAAGAAATCACATCACGTATCAGTGGTTTGCGCAATAACCTCAAGAAGATGGCTAACCCAACTGGTTACAAGACACAACTGGAAAGCTTCACAACGGAAAAAAGCGAAGTGCCGCAAGAGCGTATTGACGAACTCAAAAGTGAAACCACAATGACATATTTTGATGAAAGCATCGCAGACAGTCTTCCTTATGTTGCACGGGTTATTGAAACATACCGCAATCGTCAAGAACTAGAGCAGCAGGTTGTATCACTTGCGCGTTATGTAATGAAAAACAAAGACGACATTTACTTCAATCGTGAGGTTGATTTTGATGATCCAGAATCACCAACCAACCAGAGATTCAACGACCCAGCAACTGAAGTCGCAGCAATGGTAGACTTTTTGGCGCCAGCCGTCAAGGATGATGAACTCAGCAACATGATGATGAAAGTATCAGATGCAGTTCATGATCTTGGTGGAAAATACATCAACATGGCCATGCAGGCAATCAACGTTATCAAGCGCGCCGGTCAAGTTGACGAGCAACAGCTTGAGTCTGATAGTGAAAATGTTTACGAGACTGAGCTTGATGCCATCAATGAGACTTTGAACCGTTACAGTGATACTCGCAAACTCTTCGGCGCATGAGACTACATCAAATAACTGAAGGCAGAGACGCACCCCTATATCATGGGGTGCGTTTCGATCATGCAGCAAAGCAACTAAAAGAAAATCGAATCGAAGGTAGAACAACTCAGAGATTCTGGCCTGGTGGTAGACGATTGAAAGACGATCATCCTGAATATAAAGATAGCTTTTGGCTCAAAGGTGTTAGCCTTACACGCGACATCAATTATGCCAAGCATTGGGCAGATATCGTTTATGTTATAGATCAAACAAAACTGTCACAACGTTACAAGATTATACCTTTCAACTGGGGCTATGCTAACGCTAAATCAAGAGGACAACATCACAAACGTGAACGTGAAGAATTTGTCGTGCTTGGTAAGATTTACAAAAGCCTTCATCAATTCATTGAAGATTATAATGACGAAAGAGATGCACTCTGGGACAAATATGATGAACTATTATATCGTGGTCAGAAAGAAGCCGCTGAAAAAATCAAACAGCAAATTCGCGATATGCCTAATGCAATGGATGCATGGCAAGGACCAGTCAAGACCAATATTGAACCGCTAGATCAATACCTACTAGAGATCCGTGCTGACAAAATTCATGATAGATTGAATGCTAAAAAGTTTGAGATTATCAAGTCTCATCCTAAGTTCGCAGGATTTTTCTGATAAATAAATGTGCACGGAAATCAAAGAGTTATTGACACTCAGTGGTTTTTTGTGTATATTCAAGGAGTTAGCTTTAACTTGCTTGTCTCGAAACTAACATGAGCCGGATTACCGGTAACAAACATAGGCTAATAT